AATTTTTCAATCCGTAACCGCTCCGGGAAATATGACTAATAATGTCGATTTTAATCCGAGCCCATTCGTATTAGGCCGCTCATTACAGAACCGCGTTATTTCATTACTCAATCCGTTTATTGACGTAGAGATTTTTTGCCAATGACAACAATCGCCGCCAATGTTCGCCAACCTTTAGCGACCGCTTTAGCCGGTGTCGGTGCTTCGGTGTATGCCGCGCCACCGGAAGCTTTAATAGCTCCAGCCGCGATAATCATGCCGGGATCACCCTATTTAGAATCTACTATTATCGGTAAAGATAAAGTCAGGGTAAAAATAAATTTAATGATTACCGGAGCCGTAGCCTATAACGCTAATTCCGGGGCTTTAGATAATTTAGAAAAACTAATGATAGATATTCTCGGAGCCATGCCTAACGGTTATGAGGTCGGAGATGTAACACGTCCGGGAGTAACAACCGTAGGAACGGGAAATTTCCTAACCGCCGATCTATCGGTCGCAACTTATTACACCCAAGATAACTAAGGAGAAAAAATGCCAACAACAATTATTACCGGTAGAGATGTGAGCTTCACTATCGCGGGAGCGAGTTATAACGCTCAAGCTACGTCCGCCGTTCTTACCGTAGATTCAACTATTAATACTTATCAAACACTTTCAGGAAAAGCGTATGCCACCACGGATACACAGGGAACCTTCGCGGTCGAAATGCTAGCCGATTGGGGCGCGGCCTCTTCTCTATGCGAATCTCTATGGACGGCCGCTACGTCAGCTCCGAACACCGGGCTTTCGGTTATCTTCGGCGCAGATTCCGGTGCGTCTTTTGCGTTCGACGTTCAACCTATCCAACCTAGCGCGGGCGGAACTGCTCCGGACGCTCAAACCGTGTCCCTATCATTCACTTGCGTAACCACTCCGGTATTAACAATATCCTAAACAGAAATCGGGAGCATAAATGAAACTACCTATAACAATCGAGTTCGTGGACGGATCTAGCGAAACCTATATCGTCCAACCGCCGGAATGGGTTAAGTGGGAAGCTAAAACGGGAAACACAATTTCCCAAGCTAGCGAGAAAATGGGAATCTCGGATTTCGTATTTCTTGCGTATAACTCCATGAAACGTAACGCCGGCGGTAAGGCAGTAAAGCCGCTAGAAGTCTGGACGGAAACCGTGGCCGATGTTCAAGTGGGAGAAGCCGACCCAAAAGTTACAAGCGAGGAAGTCTAAGCCGGCTAATAGTCGAACTCGCGTTAGCTACTCATATTCCGTTTGACGAATGGAATACGTCGGAGCAGATTTACACCGCATTAGAGATATTGGAGAAGCAAAATGGCAAGTGAAGCGATCACCTACGATAAGGGAGATCTTCGCGCCATTACTCGCGCTTTTAAAGCTATGGACGATGAAGCTATCGCTCAAGCTAAAAAACAATCCGGCGAACTAGCCGAGCACGTCCAAAAGAAAATCCAAGGTAAATCCGAATCTCTTAGATCTCGCAAGGTAGCCGGGCGAATTGCCCAAGGCTCAAAGGTAGTTAAATCTTCCAAAATTGGAGAGCTATCTTTCGGTTTTGCCGCGCAAAAATTTAGTGGCGGAGCTACTACTCAAATGTTATGGGGCGGATCGGAATTCGGATCCAATACCTATAAGCAATTCCCGGTATGGTCTGGAACTTTTGGCCGTGGATCTAGAGGTTATTTTATTTATCCAACCTTACGCGAAGAGCAACCCTACATAATAGACCAATGGGAAAGCGGCTTCAATCAGATTATTAAGGAATGGACATAGTGGCTACCGGATCAAGAACGCTAAAGCTCTCCATTCTTGGGGACGTATCGGATTTAAATAAATCTTTAAAAACGGCTAATAATGACGTTGAAACTTTTGGAAGTAAGGTAACGGATTTTGGTAAAAAAGCCGGATTAGCTTTTGCCGTAGCAGGGGCGGCCGCCGTAGCTTATGCTGGAAAACTAGCTATTGAAGGCGTTAAAGCCGCCATAGAAGATGAAGCCGCACAAGCTAAATTAGCTAAAACCTTAGAAAATGTAACCGGGGCCACCGACGCAACGGTTAAAGCTACGGAAGATTATATTTTAAAAACTTCTCTAGCTTTTGGCGTTACGGACAATGATTTAAGGCCGAGTCTAGAGAGATTGATTCGTGCAACTAAAGATTCGAGCGAGGCGCAAAAGTTACAGACATTAGCTTTAGATATATCCGCCGGATCCGGTAAATCACTTGAGGCCGTATCAAACGCGCTAGGTAAAGCCTACGAAGGTAACACCGCCGCGCTAGGCAAATTAGGAATTGGATTAGGATCTGCTGAACTCAAGGCTATGGATCTAGATTCAATCACTAAAACTCTTTCCGATACTTTTGGCGGCCAAGCTACGGAAAAGGCTAATACTTTTCAAGGTAAAATGGAGCGGGTAAAAATTGCGCTAGATGAAGCAAAAGAAAGCGTAGGCGCGGCGTTACTCCCGGAATTATTAAAATTAGTCAATTTTATAACCGAAAGTATTGTTCCAAAACTTAATGCTTTCGTAGGCGGCTTAACCGGTAATAAAGGAATGAAAGCAAGCTTAGATGAAACTTCTATGTCATCGTATGATTTAGGAGCCGCTTTCCGGGATATGGCCGTTAACGTTAGTCGATTATTTGGCGTATTTAATGACGATCAAAACACCGGTAATTCTTCTGGATTAGCTAAAGTTATTGGTTGGGCGGAAAATGTAATTAATGTATTTAATAAATTAATTCAAGCTATTGCCTACACAATGGGACTTATTAAAGTTTTAACTAATCCAAAAAATTGGTTACTTGGAGCCGATGACACCGTGGCTTTAGCTAATGAATACGCAGGAATAGCTACTAACGCTGTTCCACAAACTAGAGGCAATAGAAGTTCTACTCCGATGAATATAAATTTTCCTATGGGTGGATCTACTAGCTCCGGCTCTTCCGGGGTTACTAGTGCCGTGGCGGCCGCTACTAGTTCAATGGCAGGGCCAACTAGCGCGGCAGTAAGTAATATCAATAAATTACAAAAAGATGTTGATATGAATATAGCCGCCGCGAATAAAGCTCTAGACGTGGCTAATGCCGCAATAGCTAAAGCGGACGCTTTTTTCCCAATTAGTGCGGGAGATTTAAGTTATAGGGATAGTTTTAGAAGTAGCGCAATGAATAATACTTATATAACCGTAAATGGTGCCATAGACCCAATTGGAACTGCCCGAACTGTGGCCGACCTTCTCGGATCCGAAGCTACTACGTCCGGAACTTTCAATAATTTAGGATTTTCTAGGTTAGTGGCTTCTTAAATGACATGGGTATTAGATCCAACGGTAACTGTCGGCGGGGTGGATTACACTTCCGAAACTTTATGGAATGTAAACGTTTATTATGGCCGCACGTCTATTTGGGAACAGGCGCGAGCAGGTTACGCCAATATAGAAATTTTAAATACCGATGATACTCATAACTTATGGGCTATAAATGAAACCGTAACTATTAAGTTAAAAGATACTAGCGGAGTCGATGTAACCGTTTTTACCGGAATCCTAACCGACATTCGAAACGTAGTATCTCAATCCGGAGATATTGGAATCGTAGTAAAACAAACTTTAACGGCCGTTGGGCCTTTTGCGTTTATGGCTCGCAAGGTAGTCGGAACTTCGGCCTACCCTAAAGAATACGACGATGATCGTATGCTTGCAATTTTAACAGAATGTGGCGTAACTATCGATGTAGTAGATACTCCCGGAGTTTATGAATTTACCGCTCATGCCGCGAACCCTAACGACGGTTACACCCAAGCGGCCTATTTTGCACAAATGGGTTTCGGTTATATTTATGAAACTACCGACGGCAAGGTCGGCTACGCGAACGAATCCCACCGATTAAACGAAGTTCAAAGTTTCGGCTATTTTGATATTCCGCTTGATTATATTCTTTCGTCCGGGGTATCAAGTAATGAAACCCTAAACGATGTTACCAATGACGTTTTATTAAGCTATAAAGCTAACGCTACCGTTACGGCTACCGACGCTACTTCTATCGCGGCGTTTGGCCTACAAGCCGCTTCGATTCAAACCGAGTTAGAACACGGAGCCGAAGCACAATTTCAAGCCGACCGTTATGTAACTCTTCGGGCTTATCCACAAACTAACCTTTCAAGCTTTACCGTTCAATTAAACTCCGGTTTCCTAACCGACGCTGATTTAGATATTTTCTTAAATATGTATATGGGAAAACCTATTCAAATTTTAAACCTGCCAAATCCGATTATTCATAACACTTATAGGGGATTTGTCGAAGGTTGGAATCTATCCTTCAATCGAGTAGAAGCGGCTATAACACTTACTACGACCGATTCAACTTATTCACTTACACCGACACGCTGGCAAGATGTCGATCCTGCACAAATGTGGAGCGATGTAGGTGCGACAATTCGCTGGTATGAATATGAATAGGAGAAAAAATGGCAACTAGCCCGAATTTCGGTTGGCCCGAGCCAAACGATTCCGACTTCGTTAAGGACGGCGCGCTAGCTATCCGGACACTTGGGGACGCTATCGACTCTACGGTTTATTCCATAGACTTAGCGGTGGAAAATTTAATAAATCCGTTTCTACTTATGGGGGCTTAAATGGCTACTATTTACAAAACACTTGGACAGGCGGCTCCGGCCGCTACTACTTCAACCGATCTTTACACGGTGCCGGCGGCAACTTCGGCCATTCTTTCGACTATCGTCGTAACTAATAGATCTGCAACCGACGCGACATTCCGAATTTCTCAATCTTTAGCCGGAGCAGTTCTAGCTAATAAAGATTATATAGTTTATGACGCAACAGTTCCCGGATCTGGATTTATTACTTTAACTTTAGGAATAACCATGGCAACTACCGATAAATTGCGGGTTTATGCGTCCACGGCTAATTTATCTTTTAATGTTTTTGGAACGGAGCTTTCATGAGCGTAAATGTATTCCCGTCCAATAAAGTTTTTAAAATTCAAGAATTTAACGCTTCTACTACTTGGACGGTTCCCGCCGGAGTTTATGGTGTAGAGGTTGAAATTATTGGCGGTGGCGGTGGCGGCGGCGCAATTTCGA